AACAGATGATGTAGTAATTGTATTTGCAGAAGTGCTTACATTTAGTACTATTCCATCACCATTGCTTTCATCTGATCCTTTATCTCCCGTTGTTCCTGAAGGAAAACCATCAGCATCTCCTCCACCACCATCTCTACCACTAGGACCATCAAAAGCACCTCCATCTTCGCCATCACCACCATTACTTATATTACCACTACCGCCATCTGCCCCATTTCCAGTATTCATTGTTCCTTCACCACCTTCAGCAAAACAAGATCCAAATTGAGTTTGTACTATCGAATCTCCACCATCATTTTCATCACTATTACCACCACTTCCACGTTTTCCTATTTGATATGCTACACTTCTCGATGAAGAATTTATTGCCAATAAATTACCAGAAAATCCACCTGCACCACCGCCAGGAGCACCTTGATCTCCTCCACCATCTTCTGATCCAGAACCACCACCACCTTGACATAAAGCAAATATTTCTATCATCCTACCGCTACCTGATGCATCAGCAACATCAGGTAAATTTACATTATTAAAAATATTATCGTTTTCGTCAGTATTTGTTAAATATACGTGTGGCATTTTAGGAAGGTAAAATATTTCTAGATGTTATAATGGCACTCGATCTCAATTGTAAATTATTATATGGTGTAGTATTATTTAATATTGTTCCGTCTCTTTCTGTAATTTGTGACCAATCTTGATTTGGAATAGTTCTAGGAAATGTATCTGTTAAATCATCAAATAATTTTTCTGGATTAGTCCAATCAACTCTAATTGTACCTGAATTACCGTCAGTAACTCTAACTTGTGCCTCTGTATTTCTTGTAGTACGAAGTTCAAAACCAGCAGGATCTGTTAATTCTAACTGCCATTCTAAAAATGTTGGTTCTACTACAGTTGGAGATTCAATAAAAGGTACACTAGGATCTGGTCCTGTATAAATCCCATCAGGTGCAGTGCCTGGAAATGGAACAACCGTAGCATTATCACCAAAATCAAAAATTTCCTCACTATCTGGTGGTCTTGTTCCAACCTGAAATGTTCTCACTATAGGTCCAAAACTAACTTGAAGTGTCTGCACATTTGGTAATGCCGATTGACCTTCACCAATATCTGTATTATAATCTAATGTAGTAAATCTAATGTTAATCTGTGCATTAGGTGGTGCAGTAATACCAGATGAAGAGAATCCACCACCATTAACTTCTACTTCAACACCAATACCACCATTTACAATAATAGGTTGATCAATACCAGTTAAAGAACCAATATTTTTTACAACTGTAGTTAAAGGTTCCTCATTAAAAAATGGTCCTATTGTTGGAATATCAATAATATCATCATTTCTTACAAATACAGTAACAGTAGAAGATACAACATCTGAAGGTACATTACCATAAGCATATAATGTGTAAGTTTTTGTCGCTGGACTATTATCAGGAAAATTTGATTTTAGAAATGTGTCAATATTAACAGCACCAGAAAATGGTGCTTGATTTCCTATATTATTATCAATTTCTACCTTTATAGCATTAAAAACTTCCCACTCTAAAATAGTTTCTGATGTACCAATTAAACTACTAGGAGTTGCTTGAAAACTATCAATTGTAACAGGATTGTATATAGAAGAACTCCATTGTGCTGCTACTTGTCCAGGTGGATTACCTTCATCAGTGGAAATTATAGTAATACGATGAACTGAATTTGCCTCATAATACCGATCTGTTGTTAAAAAAGTAGATGCTGCATTAACTGCAAATGTACCTATTTGTTCAGCATCAATATAAAATTGCGCCTGTTCATCTGCTGATACTTCAAATACTTGCCTGCCCTGCTCTTCAAATCTAATTTGCCATGTATATACATTAGGACCAAATGCAATTCCTTGAGAGTTTAAAAATGTACCATATGATGCATCTGTTTGTTGAATATAAAATCCATCATCTTCGTTTTGAGATCTAGTGTCCCATACACCTGAATTAATAATTGCCATAATTAGATCTTAATAAAATACTCTACAAGATAAAATGGAGGAGTAATATCATCTAATTTTTTTAATGTAGATGTATTTACTGTTACGGTAGATTTTAAATTAGTTGCAGGAATTTGTATCGCTTCTAATTCAGTTGCAGCACCGCCCGCACCTCCAAATCTAAATCTAAAATTATTGTTTTCCCTGACTTCAGAAGCATTTGATAAATTAATTTGATGGCTGTGACCAGTTTGTTGTATCCCACCTACAACTGCTTCTGTAATAATTCTTTCGTTACTACCTTCAAAATATCCATTATCAGTACCGGATGCAAAATTTCTTTGCCATGATTCTACATTTGGATCTGGTTCAATATATCGATTATCATCCCAATTTCCTAGATAACTAAAAATTCTAGTGTCAGCACTATGCGTATGTGCTTGGAAAAAATCTGCGGTTAAAAAATCTTCTACCGTTGATGAACCAGATAAGGAAGAAAATGCCGGTTGACCAATGAATTCTATATCATCTTGACCTAATAATTGAAAATACCCATCATAACTAATTTCAAATTCTGTCCCAATCAAAGATTCAACTGTAATTTCAGTACCAACAACAAATGTATCTGGATCGGATGTTAATCTGTCATTTAAATATGCACCAGAACCATTTGATATTCTAATATATCTTGATCCTATATCTGGTAATTGAATTTCATCATCATTAATATCACTCTTGTCAAAAGAACATGCAGAACCAATTCCAATAACTGATGCTAATGCAGGATATGTAGATGCTTTTAGAATAGATCCATCGCATTTTAAAAATCCTGCTGGTAAAGTTTCTTCCTGCGCTTCAAATCCATTAAATGCTATAGGATAGGCAATAATAGTGCCAGTTACCCCACCAAATTTTGCTTTTTCTTTTGTGTAATATGCTGTCATTTTAATATGCTCTAATTAAATGAATACAAGATACACTTGGTGGTGTGTTTGTAAATTGAACCTGAAACGCATTTGGTATATCGTCTGGTGTCACAAATGGTTGTACTTTAGTAACAATTCTACTTGGAACCCTAAAACCATCACCATTGTATAAAATATTTATCTGTCCAGTATGATTATGTGGTTCAATAACAATTTGTTGGTTAAATTGTTCATCTTGATCTACTTGGTAATAATTTAAAGCATTTGAATTAAATAATACGTTTGATGGACTTACCAGAATATCGTTACCACCAGGCAGTGAATCTAGATCAGCATAGTTTGGTTCTGTAACAGGAGAATCATTGTCACTAAATGGTATTTTTGTAGAACCATTAGCAGGATTTATTTTTCCACTTAATCCTATTAAATTTAACCATGATGGTCCATTAGTCCAACCCGTATCAGCATCAGATATAGCACCCGCTCCAGCAGATAATGCTTTTACTGAACTATCATTAAACCAAGTTTTACCAATGCCATTAGAAAATCTTGTAGTATATCTAGGAATATGATCTCTAAATGGAACCGTACCTGCAACACAACCAATCGCATATCTACCTTCACCTGTTGTAAATGGAGTTCCTGCAAAATTTTGTGCTGTATCTGCTGGCGATGGTTGTGTATCAATTCCTGCAGGGGGTCCTGCGTTATTTTCAGTTAGTGTTTCAATTCCAGTCTCACCTACAATTCTAAAGTTAATAAAGTGAGGATCTCCACCTTCCCCACCAATAGGTTTGTTTAAACAATTGTTTACATCTAAAATTGAGCTGAGCTTTGCAAGGGCAATTTCTTCTGGAAAACAACTTCTTTCTGATCTCCATACTTGATCAAATGCAATTGAAGGATTATCAATTACACCAACTCCTCTTCCTGGTCTTACATTTCCAGCACCATCTCCATCACTCTTAAGTGTAGTATATCCAGCAGTTCCTTCTGGAATACCATGAGTGTGTGCTGGGAAGTGATAAGCACTTAATTTTCTACCTAATATAAACACTTCTTGAATACCAAATCCAGGAATTAATGATTGACCTTCAATAGTACCTTCAAATGTAGAATCACCTACCGATAAAATAGTTAAATTTAAGTCATTGGTCCCATCAACACCCAATACTGGATTACCTGATAAATCTTCACCAAGACTAAATGCAGATCCTAAAATAGTAATAAGTTGACCAGCAACAAATCCTTGTCCACGGTTAATAACATCAAAACTATATGTTCCAGAACCAGGAATAATTGTATTTGGATCTCCTGGATCTAAAGCGGAATTGGCAACAACTTTAAATGATAATCCATCTCCTAAACCACCAGTTCCTAATGGTTGACCATTTACAAGAACAAAAGGTTCAAGTTGTGCTGCATCATAAACAACAGCAATAGCAGAGTCTGGAGCAACATTAGTTAAACTTGAATTAAAATCAATACTTTCTACAATACCATCTGGATCTGGTGTATAATTAAAGTTTAAATTTGTAGTAGAAAATGTGCTACTTACAAAACCCAAATCACCAAATTCACCAATAAATTGACTTACTTGTTCTAATGAATCAGCATCATCAATATTTGTATTTCTTTGGGGTGGTGTATAGATATTACCATCAGCAGGATCTTCATTATTAGCAAAATTTGATTGTGAAATATCTGCTAATCCTTTTTGATTTGTCTGTGGTAAGATAAATGTCCCTGTGTAACCAGGAAAATTACCACCAAAACCATTACCCCCATAGGTGTCTTTTAATATTCTCGCTAGCAAAGGATATTCTTGTGCAACTAATTCCGCACCATTTGCTAATATCCAACCCGAAGGTATTTCCGAAAGAGGTCCACCCCAAGGTTGAATTGAACCGATTGGTAAACCTCTTTGAGTTCTGATTGTACCGTATTCTGGCATTTTAGATTTCCATTAACCACCAACCTTGTTGGGAAGAGGGCGCACCACTACCCGTACCATTATATAGTGTACCACCAAGATAGACTAATCCTAGACCTGCACTTGGAGTTTGAACTACAAGTTCACCACCATCATAACTAAATCCATTTGCCTGTGGAACTGTTAGATCTGGGAATGTTGCATCTAAAGTAATACCCTGATTAGTAGTATCACCCTGAATAGCAACACCAGATGGCGATCTAACAATAAGCGATACATTATATGTTAAGTTACCACCGACATCAACAAATCTAATCATATCACCTGTAATTGGATTAGGTGGTAGTAGAATAATAGTTCTAAACGTAGGAGCAACAAAGTAATTTACGTTTGGTGCTACTTCAACTAAATCTTCACCAGATTGAATATACTCCCACTTTCTGCCTCCAGATTGCGTGAAGAATCCTTGCTGACCAGCAAAATCGATTACAGAACCATCTTGATCATTACCAGGTAAATCAATATAACGAACCCCAAATTGTGTTCTTTCTACATTTGTTCCACCCTCATCAAATAACTTGGTAACAGTTAGATTAATTGGATTATCAATAGCACCAGTAATTTTGAGGTCAGTATTAAATTGATTCTCACCAATCGTAGAATCTGATAGAATTGTACCACTAATTCTTAAATTACCTGTAGAATTTTGTAGGAATAGTCTTACATCAGTATCATCATTAATGTCTTCCGTAATTAATAAATCACCACCTCTAATATTTGTATCACCAGTTGCAGAATCTACAGTTAATCTTCTGTAATTACCATCATCACCAATGTTTAAATCACCAAAGATAAATGTTTGACCGTCAACACTGTCAACTACAAATCTTTCGTTATCTACATCTGGTGATGCACCGTTTGTAACTACGAGTCTTTCTGTGCCCGCAACGCCAATACCACGAAGTGTGATGTTTTTATTGACAACCAAGTTACCAAGAGTTTCTGTATCACCGTTGGTAGAATCAACCGTAAATACCTCTACAGCAGGATCACCACCATCATTAACTACAAACCTTTGTGGTTCTTGATTAAGAAGTTGAGTAATACTCGTAAGTTCTCCAATATCTGTTCCAGATAATCTAAAGAAATCTCCAAGTGAAACATTACCACTAAATGATCCAGTATCAACTTGATCTAAAAATCCAGGAATTTGGAGATCTAGAGCTAACTCTAGGAAACTAACTTCAGCAGATAGATCAACTCTCTTAAGTACAGTATTATCTGGGTGGTCAAATCTCAAGAATTTATAACCACTTTCAACAATGTTAGGTGATTGTACAACAAGACCAGGAGCATTTCCTGGAATCATATTTCCATCTTCACTGTTTGCAAGATCAACTTGGTTTCTTGCTCTTTCAACAATAACTCTAATTGGATTTGGACCAAGATCTAAATCTTTAATAGCTACAATTCTTACAAGTTCACTATACTCTTCACCAACTGGATTTACGCCTTGCGTAACAGACGCAGTGGATCTATCAATTAATATAAATGCACCAACTTCAAATTCAGTAGAAGTTGATGGTAAGTCAATTGGTAGATAGTAGATAGCATCAGAATCATCTGGGTTATCTGCTCCAGCAGGAACTCGGAATGAAGCATTCCATGTATCAGCACCAGTGGTATCAAGTTTTCTATTAATATCAGTAACAGAGAATAAATCAATGTTATTATTATCAATACTACCAAATGAATGAGTAGTAACTTCTGTACTGAAAGAACCTCTTCTTACTTCATATAAACCAGCATTAAGTCCACCCTCTAGAGTCATATCTCCTTCGGATGTTGTTCTACCCTTAACCGTCAAGGAGTTTTGGATGATAGTATCGCCACCCTTTGCACCCATTGTAAATTGTCCGACACCCGTAGCAAAATTAAGTCTGGAAGTGTTTAGAGTGAATAGATCTAGTTCTCTAGTGTTACTTTGTAGGGAAGCAGTACCAGTTCCAAGTGCCTGATTAACACCAATAGTTACAAATTGAGATTCAAGTTCTGTAAATCTGTTATAAACAACAAATACTGAACCAGGTGCAGTTTGATCTCTACTATTGGAATTTCTTTCATATGCACCACCTACTTCAACTAGACTTCTTAATTGGTTGTTATCGTTAGCAACAGTTCCAAGTAAAATTCTAGAATTTTGTGAGTTATCATGAACTTTAAATACCGTATCAATAGAACCATTACCAAAGTTTACAACTTGGGAGGAAGGAGCAGAACCAAATGTTAGTGTTTGAGGATTAGAAGTAAATGTTCCAACTGATAATCCTTCAGCAAATCCAAATAACGTTGCTGTAGTAGTTACCGCATCGCTAGCAATTGTGAATGAAGAATTTGTTGTGAAAATATTTCCACCATCAACATTAATATTTGATTCAAATGTTACGTTATCAGTAACTCTTGCCGTACCAGCAACAGTTAACGTTGCATCCATATCTGATTCAGATACGTTAATACCAACTCTACCATTCCCTGTTGTTGCAACTCTAAATGTCGCTAGATTGTCTGGGTTTTCACTATCACCACCAACTAGAAGAGCATTATTAACATCATTAAATGTTCTGTTGAGTAGTGATGGGTTAGAAATATAATTTCCAACTGCTAATTCTCTACCACTAATAAATGCACTACCAACAACATCTAGATTTGCTCTTGGTGTCGTTGCAGCAGATACAAACCCATCTACATAATCACTATGTTCTGTTCTTGCAAGAGTATTAATACCTAGTGCATAACGACCATATTCATCGATGTTTGTTCTTAATGCTTCGGAACCAAGAACTCCAACTTCCTGCCATTCAGAAATATTTAATTCTACTGTAGCATTAGGGAAGTCAGTACCAGCACCAACGATAAGTTGTTCTGTTGGATTACCTGGATCCTGTGGAACAATAATCTGTGTAGTAACAGTAAATACACCACCAAGAACACTATCTGTGTAACCAGATGTTGTGTTACCATTAATTGAAGTAACTCTTCTGGATCCATTAACACCTCTATATCTATCTGTAGAAGCATTACCAGGTGCGTCTTCCTCAAATCCGTTGAACTTAAGTTCAGATCCAACTTCAATGTTAAGACCACTAGCAGAAGCAGCAGGATCAAATGTGAATGTAACTACTTGAGCTCCGTTTGTAGTAACTGTAAATACAGAATCTGTAATATCTACAAAAGAGTTAGCATAAATCCAACCAAGAGAACCAGTTCTACCTACTTCAGAACCTTTCAGTAGAATATCACCAGAAGTAGGAACTTCTAAACCATAACGCACAGGAATTGAAATACCTGTAGTTAGTGGGTTTTCTTTTGGTGTTGCATTAGAAGGTGCATATGAAGAAGGATCTAATGGATTAACTTCAATATGTGTTCTGAAACTATAATTTTGACCAGTTACAAATCCACTAGAAGAAGATCTTGGGTTGAATTTGTATACACCAGCATAAATCTCATTTCGGTGAATTGTGACATCACCTTCAGATTCAATGCTAGACAATGCAAATCTGTTGCTGTCTAGTGATGGATCATTAGGTAATGTGCTATTACTCTCAATACGTAGAGATGGTCCTTGATCTTCCAGTGTGTTAATAGTGACAGTGCTATTAAAGAATGAATCACCATCAACAGTAACTTCCTTCTCAAATACAACTGGTAACTCAAATGTAGTTACGAGATCACCTAGATCATCATCGTCATCATCAGATGTTAGTAGTTGAGCTCTCTCAAGGAACGTCTCTTCGCCTGTAATAGCGTTGATTTTCTTGTTACCGATATAGAGGTCTCCATTGGAGTTTAGACCTGTGTAGAAGACGATACCGCCGTCCTCACGCTTCGCTTGAGCATAGAAGTCCTGAATATCAGAAAGAACGATCTCTTGACGCAGTGGGAAACCAGTTGAGTAGTTACCAGGACCAAATCCTAGATACTCAAACGTGTGGTTACCAGATCTAGCAATCGATGGACGGCGAAGTTCAACGTATAGTCTACGTTCTGTAGGATATGGAGAATCACCAGAAATTGTAATTTTACGATCTTCTGAACCAGAGTTCGCTAGACCATCTTGTGCTTGAATTTCAGAACTTCCAGCATAATTGTAAGTTGATAGTGCTGGATTTTCAATTAGATCGAGGATAACTTCTTTTGTTTCACTTGCCTTGTAGTCGTTTGTAGTAACAAGACCATGGACATAGTTATCAGCAGCACAAATAGTTGCTGGTGTATCAAGAACAGTGACATCTTTTGTGCCATCAGGTCTTACCTGGAACCACAATGGATCATTCTTATAATCGAGAGGATATAGGAATGAAATTGGTTGAGAGAACTTAAAGTTTCTGAAGTTCTCCCTTACACCAGGACCAGTTGGGAATGGTGAAATATTACCACGTAAGAATGTTAAGTAGTAAACACCATCTTGCTGGTTAGGAATACGTCTTTGAATCTCTTCAATATCAAAGATGTAGAATGTATCATCAATCTCACCAACATCTTCTACACTTACAACTCTAAATTGTCCAGATGCACCATCAGCAGTGATAATATCACCAGGAGTAACAGTTAAGACGTTAGCATTTTTGTTGCTGTATAGATAATCTTCTTTAAGTAATTTACTTAATGATTCATCAGGTGAACCAACACTATCTGGTTTTTTCTGTAGAGTTGCAAAGATTGGGTTTACTGATGGATCAACTGGAATACCACCAGTATCAAGTTCTACTTGATTGAATACAGTTGGAGTAAACTCACTATACGCAAGAGTACCATCAATCTCTTTTAAGATTAAGTAATACTCACCTGTTTCTGGTACTGGTAAATATGCCTGAACTTTTGCAGTACCACTGCTATTACCAGACCATGAAATATCAGTGTAAAGACCTGTATCTCTAAATGTTCCGTTTTGAGGAGCATTGATCTTGACAGTTACAAATTTCTCGTTCTTCAGAACGTCATCTGTAATTGTATGATCAAATACTGTTAACTGCAAGAATTCATCCGAACCTTCAATGACTTTTCTAGCAGATTGAATACTAAATCCAATCTTACTCTTGGTTCTAGTGCTATCAACCTTCCTTACACTTGTACTATCATATGGATCATATGTAAAGTTAGGATCCCCAATTTCAGCATCAGTAAGACCAAGGAATGTACTAGCAGTACCACCACCACCATCAGGATACTCTACACTAAATTCAGCAAATGTAGATCCAGATGCTACTGGTTTTAGTAAGATCTTCTGTGCTACTAGTCTTCTAGTGTCATCAGTCTTTGCCTTGAGTACAAATCCATTAAGAGGATCTCTTGCACCTTCCTCATATTGAGGAATAACATAACGTAGTCTATAGATTCTATCATCCGCAGATCTTTCATCTTTAAGACGAGTGTAGAATGTATTCTTACTTCTTTCATCCTTAATAAAGTCTGCAATTGACTGGTATGTGCTAATAATGTCTCCTGGAGCAGGGATGACATTCATATACCATTGACCTGATGATGTATTAGAATCAGTATATTCAGCATTAAATCTTACTGGAGATCTTCTCTTATCGGAGAATACGAAGAAGTCAACACCTGTGCCTGGAGTGAAGTTAATTCTGTTAATATCAGAAATTGCATCAGCAGAAGTTGCATAAACTGCAAACCTTCTTGCATCAACATATCTTGCGTAGTAGTATGTTGTAGTGCTGATTGGTAAACCAGTTCCTGCTGGTTCTGGTAATGTTTGACCTGCCTCTAGTGTTCTGAAGAAGATCTTATGAACAGTATTTACAGAAAATGGTACATCAAAGATGTTTGGCGTATCAGTAACAATTAAATCTGTTGCTGCATTAGGACCAGTTGAAATAATATTACACTGATACTGATGTAGTGAATAATCATCATCCAGCACATATTGCTGCATTTCAATTTCTACATCTGGATCAACAGAATTTGTTTCTGATGAGTAGATATAGATACCACTTGCTGCATTATCTTTTGTACGAGCAAGCATAAGTTTTGTGCCTGCTGCTGGAGTAAATACACCAGGATATGTCGCAGCATCTGAATAATTTTCTGGAGTTGTAGTTCTACCAGGAGCAATTACATAGTAAATTGTGTTAGTTTCAAATCCTCTAGGTAGACGAATAACTCTCTTATCTACTGTAGTAGGATCTACACCATCTCTAACTCTAGGAACAAGTCTAACTGGGGTTCCCGTTTCAAATAGGTGTGGATCAGATACACCACCACCAGTATTAACAGTAAATAGAGTTGCTCTTGCTGCATAATTTGCAGTATCAATAGTAGGTTCTACTCTAGTAACTGTTGTGAATTCAGGTTCTGTTCTGGTAACACTAGAAGTAAATCCACCAGCAGTTCCAGGTGCAGCATCTGTACCAAGTGCAACCTCAATAATATCAACCAACGTTGTAATTGCATCAGCAACTCCAACACAATCTGGTGTTGCACTACCAGGTGGTTCATATACCCCAGGTTCACCAGAAATATCACCAATAACAGCAGGATCAATAAATTGTGTTAAACCATGACCACCAGTAATACCAATGTCTTGATTACGCATGACTTGAATTGCCATGGTTTCAATTTCACCATATGCAAATGCTAGTTCATCTCTTTCACCAAGAATATCAACCCCATTATCGATGTAATTAGTGTCAGCAAAATCATAAACTTGATTGTTATCACCGTACTTAACGTTGAACGCAATTGCCTATACTGCTTCGATAAATTGATCGATGTATTCTTGCTCGCCATCTGGGAATAGATTTGGGTTTCCAGACGCAGTACCTAACGCAGGATCGGCAGCAAGTCTATCTGTTGCTTCATTTGCAATCAATTCTTTGTTTGCAAGTAGTAAATTATGGGCATCAAATGTAGTGCCAGAAATAGGTTCTAATCCTTGATTTAAGATTAGATTGATATTTCTGTAAAGTGCAATAATTGTGTCTTTAACGCCATTACATTCTGGATAACCATTATCAGTTGCTGGAATTGTACTCCAGTCCGTAGTATCTTGTAGAACAGAAGAATCACGAAGTGCAGCAACATCAGCATAACCACCGATGAGTGCATCATCAGAATCAAGTACGTTTTCTGTTTGTGGGAAGTCAAAGTATAGATATGCAGCAGTTGTAGATGCAGGACCAATTGCATTTACCTGCAATCCACCAGTTTTCCAACTTTCGTATACACCAAGTTCAATTTTAGTTGCATTTAGAACTCTCTTGACATATACATAATCGGTTAATGCAGTGCCTGTAGATGCTGGAATAGACTCATTACCGTCATTTAGTTCAGTTGCACCAGCATTAAGTCTACCATTAGTGAAGTTACCACCAGCACCAGTTGTGTAAGCATATTGCCTTACACGCATACCCTCTAAAATACCACTTGTGTCGCCAATATCAACAAATGCACTACCTGCTTCTAGTTCACAATCTCTTAATAGATAGTCAAAGTTTCTCATTGCTGCAATAGCAATGTTCTTCACATAGTCATATGCTACTAGTGACTCTGTAAACTCATTATCAATGAAGTTAAGTTCACCATTTACATAATAGGACTCGGCAAAACGGATAGTTTCAATGTTACCACCAAGTCTTAAATCTTTTACAAACGCATCAACTAGATATCCAATATCACGCTGACACTTGGTAATTGTAATGTTAGTGTTTGTAAGAAGAGCAGGGTATTTGTTAATAATATAACCATATCCTTCTTCTTGAATGAATAATCTATTTGTTTCAATTAAGTTAGAAGCATCTTGTGCATTATTATCAACAGCAAGACCATCTGGATTTAATGTTTCAACAGATGCAGTATATCTTAAAAATCCGGTTGGATCTAATTCGTTCTGATATGTTTGAACATTACCAAGTGCATCCTTAATTTTGAGATTAATGACATCACCAGTCTTCGCACCTAAACGGAATCCATTAATTGATGTTGCAGGTCTTTCAAATGGATTGTATGCCTCATCAAATCCATAGTAAAGTTTGTCAACGTTTGCTGCATCTTTTGTTGCATCAACAGCAAGAGAATAATACTTTTGATCTTCTTCGTTAAATTCAGAATCATCAACAGTTTGTACAGGAATAATATCACTAATATAACCCGCTTTATCTTGGTTAAAGGAGAATCCTTTGAAACCAATAGCATGGAGCGATGTATTACCGAAGTTAGAGTTAGAGTTGGTGATCGACATGTCACCACCAGACTCCATTAAGAAGTGATCAAAGAATCCAACAGCAAAGACCGAAACGCACTGAATGAAAGCATCATCAGAAGCACGGATGTGGAAGTTTCTCCAGTCATCCTTCCAATAAGCATCACCTTTGGTGTGATATGGTACTGTAGAGAATGCATCAGCAAGTGATGCTTGATTCCATGTATTTGTGAATTCATCATAACGAATGAATGCACGATCATCTTTCTGTAGTGACACACCAGTGTACTGTGCCACAACCATCGACTTGAATCCAGTTGCTTTGGATCCATCTGCCCACATACCGCACATACCCCAGGTAGAGCGAATAGAGCAGTTAAAGACATAAGGTGATGCAGATTCAACAGAGTCAATTTCTGCCTGTGCTACCGCATTTACACTTAATGCAGGATCAGTAGATGCATCATAACCTTGAGCATTGATCTCTAAACCTAGTACTTCAGGTGTTGTTAATACTTCATATTTAAAAATCTTGGAATCTTCAGCATCTCCAACAACTTCAGATACCTTGAATGTACCGTCTAATAGATCATTTAGTTCGTTATCAATAATAGCAACAAACTGATTCTTAAAGTAACCATGAGCAATCTTTGTGGTTACTACAACAGTAGTTTTAGATGGATTTGTATTTGCCTCAAGTCTGATGTTAACAATACTTCTAGTATCAGATAGAGGTCCAACAATTCTATTTTCCTGTGGTAACGCATTTAAGTCACCATCATCAATCGTTGGTTGGAATAATGCAAATGCTTGTGCAACCTTACTATAGTAAAGATCTAACTCCTGCTCTTCAGCATAAGTCATGATGCAGATCTTATGGTGCGAGTAATCAGGAATTGTTACCGCAGTTGATCCTGCCTGATAATATACCTTTCCTACACCTTCAGTTTCATTATAAAGTGGTGAATTTTCAGTTACATCACCATCTTTAATAGTAAATTGCCACAGATAGCAACCACCAGTTAGATTAAAGATAGAAGTTCTTGGTTGTACGCTATCCGTAGGATCTGGTACATATAATGGTCTGACAATAGTTCTACGAAGGTCATAACCGATTAAAGAACAACCTCTAGGTACAATAGCACCACCAGTGGTTGAGTTGAATTGTCTTAATACGTTATTTGATTGAGATAGATCAGTAATCGAAGTATCTTCCCATTCTTCTAGTGCTTGATTGAAATTAAATGCACTAATATTACTTAAATCTACATCACCAGGACGGTTATCAATATAGTGATCACCAGGCATTAGCATGATGGTGAACTGGTCAAACCTATCTGGTGTTGATACACCACCATCAGCAGGTAAGAATGAATAACGAGAAACCTCAATAAATGCTCTCTGGATCGTCTTAAACGGTCTTAATGGAGAGTTTCCTCTATTATCTAAAGCATCAGTAGCATTGAAGTCGTCGGGCGATACATAGAGATATTTCCCCGTCTTGCTTGAATACAGATTATCAAGTCTTGTTAGAGCCATAATTACCCGAACGCAGTTACCTTTTTCCTCCAAGTATTTATACAAAGAGAAAAAACGTTACTCAACTTTTTTGACCAAAAAATGCCGAGGAATTTTTTTCGAGTTTTTTGGATTCTGAAAAGAAAAATACCTGGTTAAATCTGATAATGTCACAAAAAAGATTATCAGTCACAGACATGGAGTGGCATAATTTTTTACCATTAAAAAATACTAACTTGTTATATTCTGCTTTTAGATTATGTTCAAGAATATAATTTGACTTTGGTTGCCATGGTGTTGAGTGCTCTGTACCACTTTCTTGTTCACAAAGTCTGGTATAGATGTTTGTGCCTGGAAAAGTTTGCTCGTTCAAATATACAAGACCAGTATATCCAGAATCATTATGTGGCCACCAATAGTTATCCTCATATTTGTTAAACGACGGATCTATAAATTTGAATATGTTGGTAGCAAAAATATTTTTTTTGAAATGAATAGGTTGCTTGCATATATCAGATAAAAAATCTGTTACTTCTGAAATGCCATAAATTGCCCTGTGATGTCTTAAGTCATAAAATTTTTGACCATTAAGGGATGCCCTATTTTTCATTTCATTGCTTTTATGCCATTTTGGCGAAATATCATTGACAAGTTTAACTACTTGATCTGGATACTTATAAAAATCTTTGATTTCATATATTGTAGATCCACAAATTTCGTAAGAAGTGTATTCTTTATTATTGATCTCAAACATATTGATTTTGTAAAACTCCCCCGGCAGGATTCGAACCTGCGACCGCAGTGTTAACAGCACCGAGCTCTACCGCTGAGCTACAGAGGAATGAAAATAACCGCTGCAGCGTCCCACAGCGGTAGCAGTCAAGAGGGACCCCACCTCTCTCTCACATGGGTTGGTTTTCCAGTTCTTTTTTCTCCTGGAGATGTGAGCACGGGTGTCGCCATCCCGTTTATGGAGAATAGGAGACTCGAACTCCTGACATTTTGCTTGCAAAGCAAACGCTACTACCAACTGAGCTAATTCCCCGCATAAAT